CGCCCCACTTGAGGTGGCGGCCAGCAAAGAAGGGCTGCTCATCAAATCCACTCGAGCGCACCACGTGCTTGCTCGCCTTGTCCACGTAGACGCTGGCAATCGGTTTGTTCTCGCCGTCTTTCTTGCTCGCATCGCGGTCCTTGTGCCGCCGCGGATAGATGGCATGGACAAAATCGTGCAGCGTGTTGCCGCCCTTGCCGGTCCGGCGGTATTCCTCGACCTGCTTCCGCATCTTCTCGGAAAGGTTCTCCTCCCCGAATTTGTCCGCGGCCTGCAAGCAGGTCATCTTCAGTTCGCGGAAGATCGTATCCACCAGGCCCTCGTCATCTTCCGAGATGCAGAAGCTGCCACACGGGAAGGTGGTGAAGGTGACCGGATGACGGCGACCAGGTTCGCAAAACATCGCGTAAGTGCCAAACGTGCCATCGTCAAAATAGAGTTCATGGACTTCGGAGTAGAAGTTGGAGTTGGCCAGGTTCAGCTGGACAATCTCGGAGCACTGCTGGAACCACGTCTTCGCCTTGTCGTTGTCTTTGATGGCCGCGGGTGGCTCGTAAACAAACCACCGGCTGTCCGCCGGCGACATGTAAGACAGCTGACCGTTGGCCAGCACGGCATTGGCGTAAATCGCGGTGGAATCGAAGAGCACGTCATTGCGTGACGTGTCTGGGTATTCCTTCTTGTTGACGATCTCCGCCTTGCGGGGCAAACAAAAGTCCGCGATGTCCTGCCACATGGTGTCCCACACCTTGCGGTTGGAAAGCAGGTCCTGGTGGCGGGTGAGCACATACTCCCCCAGCCGGACAAGATCAGCCTTTTGTTCCATGTCTTTCGACTAATCCTTAACCGAGAAGCGAGCGCGGTCCGGTGGCCGGATTGAAGTAGCCGCCGGTTTCGCCGGCCAGAAGCGTCTTGGCTTGGCCTTGGCGTTTCTGCTGCTGCATGCGGTTGCTGGTCTGGGCCTCGGCGGCCTCGACGCGGTTGGGACCGCTGGCCGGCGGCGGAGGAGGAGCAGGAGCCGGTGGCGGCGGAGGAGGAGGAGGAAGCGGAGCCGGGGCCGGCATGGCAGGCATCTTCGGCATCGGCGGTGGCGGGGGTGGCGGTGGCGGAGGAGGAGGTGTGGGCATGGCCGGCATCGGCTGCGGGCGTGGCGCGGGACGTGAGCCACCGCCAAACATGCCGCCGTAATTGCGACACGTCAGATCGAGGCGTGAGCGAGTGTAGAATCTCATGGTCGTTGAATGATTTGTTGGAATCTTTGAATCGGAAAAAAGAGCATGCGGTCATGCTTGCGCCTTTCCCATGCAGCGAGAGGTAGCGCGTACGGCATCCAGCGCAACACTTTTTCGACTAATCCCGCCCAATTTTCAAATGTGGGGTTTCGCGTGGCATAGGCATAAATGTACCAGCAATCGCAATCTTCGCGGTCGAAGACCACGGCAGGGTTGCGGATATCGTCCGGGTCCGCGGTGCTCTCGACGGGGCGGCCCATAAGGAATTCCTCCGGGGTGGAGAAGACATAACCGTGGAGCAGGTGCAGTTGCAGGTCCTGCTGGAAGGTGCGCGGACTGTCCGCATCGTAGAGTTCGTAGACCAGTTGGGCGGGTGGTTTCATGGTTAGATTTGTCACAATTGTTGGCATGTTTTGGTTACATGTTTACGGCGTGGTACATATTGAAAGAATTTGTGCCACGTATTCCTTTCACCGGCGCACCACGATGTTGTCGCGGAATCCGGTGCGAACGATGACCGGATCACGGCGGGCCGGTCCGCCCATGGGCAGCATGCCGGCCACCTCGGCCTCGGCCAGCATGCGGAGCGCATCGCTCGGGTGGCTCGACCAATCATGCACCGGCTCGTTGTTGGTGAGGCCCGTGGCGCTGACCGGCTTGTAGTGATAGGCAGCCAAGGCATCGAGGCCGTGTTCACAAAAGGGCAGGCGAAAGGTAAAGCGTGGGAGCAGCTGGCGCAGACGATTGATGCCCACCCAGATGTCGTTGGTTCGAGGCACCACGCGAATGTTCGTGAGGCCGGCGGACTGCAATTCGTTGGCAAAGGTGCGCCCGGACGTGTTGGTGGTCATGCCGTCATGCGGCAGGATGTGCATGCCAAAGGGGTATTGCTTGCCCAGCATGTGCGCCACGCGGTGGACAGGACTCATGTCCAAGTTCATGTCGAGATCGATGACGCGGATCTCTTCGTTCACGATCTGGAAATACCAGCACACCGTGTTGACCGGCGAACCCAGATCCCAGCTGGTGTGGACCAGGGCATTGTGATCGTAAGGCCGCGGGGCAATCGCGCCCTCGCTTCGCAGGCGGTCGATCATGTCCGCGTAGATGGCTCCTTCCACTGGAGCCTTGAAACATTCCTCCACGGTCGAAGGGAATTCGCGGTAGATGAATAGCCCGAGGTTCTTCTCCTGCCGGTCATACCACAGCCTTTGCCCTGGCGTGAGCTTGTGCTTGATCTCGTCCTCGAGGGACGCGAGGTAGCGTTGATTGATCGAGCTAATCGTGTCCGCGGGACCTTCGAGCGTGTACGTAGGATCTCGCCACCATGGGAAGAAAACCACGCGCCAATCGGCTTCGGTCTTTTCCGCCTCGGGCGTTTCCATGGCGGTCTTGACCAGATTCCAAAGGTGCCCTCCCCTGCCCCCTTTCCAAGTGGTTTCGACAACTATGGAACCGTGCTCCGCGCTCGGGATGGCACCCGTGAGAATTTCCTCGGAGCGTTTAGGATCGTCAGCCTGGATGACGCCCCACTCGCTCAAGTGCAGCCAGTTGTTCGTGCCACCGCGGGAGCGCAGGCCGGCGAACAGGCTCGACGCGGCGTCACCGTTCACTGTGATTTCAATCACGCTCCCGCTGTCGCGCAGGAATTTGATGTTCCCGCGCATACCTTTTGGAAGATTGTCCAAGGCTACCTTGACAATAGTCGAAAGTTTGCGCTCCGCATCGGCCATGGATTGATCGACAATCGAGCACTGGCTCCCCGCATTCCACAGGATCTGATCGGCCAGCAGGATATCGATGCCCGTGCTCATGCCCAGCCGGCGGGCCTTGAGTATAATTAACCTTCGGCACCTTTCCTTTAATAAGAGTTCAAAGACGCGCTGCTGCTCCGGGCGCGGCGTGAACCTAATCAGACGGCCATCGGTGGGCCGTTTGATTTTGTAAATGTTGTTGAGCCGCCAGAGCGGATCAGCCAAGTTTTGCTTGGTTTCCTGCACGTATTTCGGCCATCGCTTGGGCCAAGGTGTCGCTGACGCCGTGTTCGACTTTGTCGGGTTCAGCCAAGCCAAGGAGTTTCACCAGCTGGGTGTTGGCAGTAATGGCCGCGGTGAATTGTTTCTCCTGGGTGGACAGCTGCATGAGCGTTTCGTAACGGGCCTTGGCCTTGGCAATCTCCAAGTCGCGGTCTTTCACGTTGGCATCTTTGATCCGCTGATTAGCGTCCGAAACGTAGCGAGCCGCGGTTGCCGCGCTCACGCCAAAATTACTCTCACAACTTCCCACAACTTCAGAGTACGGCAGGCCAAGCGTGATCCACTTGACCACCAACCGAATACGCTGTTCGAGTTCGGCCTCGCTGGTCTTGTCACCACGCGGACGCGGAGCCGGCTTTTCGACCGGCTCGTCGTTGAGCATGTGCGTGATGTCCGCGATGTCCACAGGATCAGAAGGGGATGTCATCGTCCTCCGCGGCTGACGTTGCGGGGGCGGGTTTGGGGGCCGGCGTGGATTTGGTTTGGAGGTGACGCCAGTTGCCAATGATCGGGCCTTTCTCTCCGCGTTCGCGGGCTTCTTTGCTGATGTCTTGGACAATGTATCCATCATCACCGTATTCGCCGGGGCCGTTCTTGTTATCGAAGAACACGCCGTTGAGGTAGGTGCCTTTCTCGCCTTTGTAGAGCAGGTCCTTAACGATCTTGGTTACGTCTATTTTGTATTTGATCATAAATCAGTTTCCTATTTCCGCTTTCGACTAATCCTTGTAAAGAGTTCTCTGTGCGTATGGACCCAAAAAACCGCCGCGCCCGCGGTGCCTACGTCTGCCGGCGTGACCGCGTTGTCGCTGCACGTGCCCAGGGGAGCCATGGTTTGCAGGGCATTCATCACCTCCGCGGGGTCCATGCCGTTTTGCTCGATGTAAAATTCAAGACTGTTCATTGATCACTTTCATTCCGGTTTCCAAAACGTCTTGGCCCAGCATTCCAACTTCTTCAATGCTGCCCAGCCGCTCATCGGCGCATTGGTGGAAAAAAACGCTCTTATTTCTAATAAAAGCTAAAACTTGATTGTCCTGGTTGACCCATATGTGCCGGACGCCACAAGCGATTAAATTACCCACCGACAATTCGCCGCTTATCCAATCTGGGTCCGGTTGCGGGTTCATAGGCAAGACGCCCTCACTTCGGTAATGACCTCGTCCATCTTGGCAATCTTGGCGCGGATCTCGCGGGCCTTTTCGCGGCCTTCGGCATTCCACTCGGTTTCCCACGGGCAATTGCCTTTGGCCTGCCTCCACCGCTTGTCCATCTTCATTCGCTCCAGTT